TTCCAATCTGATTGTCTAGCCTCTAACAATTTTCCCTGGTAAGCTTCCTTACCTTCGGCCATACGTGATGCATGCATAAGCTGTGCATCTGACATAGCTATTTTCGTTTTCTGCTTGTTAGCGTAAATTTTACTTCCAGCAGAAACGGCTAATTTAATTGCCGATAACCACATAGGTTAGTACCAAGTAGCTTTAACAGGTTTTTTGTCGGCTCTCATTCTTCTAGTTCCTTTAACATCAACTGTTTGTGATGTAGTAGGATCAGTAGCTTCGATAACAACACCGCCTGTTTTGTAACCATCTTTACCAACACCTAATTCTGTAACAGCTTTAGGATCTTTTGCTTTTTTGATCATAATGTTTCTCCTTAATAATATTATAATTAATTTTTCTTAAAATTTCTACCAAAATCGTGTTTTTTACTATCGGTAGACATAACTTGTTTAGTTAGCGAAGTAGCTGCTCTTAATTCAGCCAAATCTTCGTTTTGCTCAAGCTTGTTTTCTTGATTTTGTTGGTTCATCATCGCTCTCATCTTATCAAGGTTGAGTCTTTCCTGACCTTCTTCTTCTTTTCTAGCATTATCTGCTGCTCTAAGGTCTAATTCTCTTGCTCTTAGTTGAGCAATAGGGTCATTTGAGAAATCACCTAGGATTTCTTTTTGTTCTTTTAAATATTCTTCCATCATTTCTGCAATTAAGACAGCTTTTCTAGATTCTATCTTTAAACTCATCTGTTGCATCATTTGTTTTGTCTGTGGATTCTGCATCATCTGTGGATTTTGTGCCATTTGTTGCATTTCCACTATTTCTTTTTGGAATTCCATTTCAATTTGNTCCAAAGCCATTAAAGAAATGTGTTCAAAAATATTTTTTTCTAACATCGCTTGNATTTGTGGATTATTCCTAGCCATATTAGTTCCCATAAATGCTAAGTGTGCTGTCATGTGAGCTCTATGGTCTTGTCCAGGGAATGCTTGAAACTTTTGTCCTGTGATTGCATCAATATGTTCAACCGCAGGATCTTTTGGAACTGGTTTGACAGGTGGTTTTAAAATCAAGTCAATATTTTTTACACCAATCGCTTCATACATAGATCTGTACGCTTCATATAGATTATGCATTTGAGGATTTGATTGTGCTAATTGTAATTCTGTTTGTGCCATAGATATTCTCTGTGTTTGAGAAAATATATTTGGATCTGCTACTGGTACTACATCTATCTTATCATCAAAGTCAGCTACTTTAATTTGTCTTTGACCACCAACAACATCGTATGGATACTCTTGAGGTAGGTATGTTTTAAAAACTTTAGTTAAAAGTTTAAACTCATTCTTTAGACTAGCATACAATCTTTTATGAATTGCAGACATAGTTCTACTTCCTCTTTCCAACAGCGCTACTGTCGTCCCAACGGCCGCTTGTTGATTCCCATCTCCTATATTTAAGTCAGCTATCGAGGCAAATCTTTGCCCGGCTGATACAACGACACCCATAAGTTGAAGTAAAGTTTGAGACGGTTCTTTAAATGGAAGCATCATAAATGCATCTTTGATACTGCCACCAGGCGCATCTACATCTCTGAATTCTCCAGGTTGAATTGCTTGTACATCGTTCTGTACTCTTATTCCTCTTTGCTTAAACCCAGCAGGTAAGTTTGCTAAAGTTCCTGCATCTAATAATTGTCTTAGTGCTGCAGTTGCAGTTCTACTTAATCCACCAATCATATGGATCAAACCAAACCATAGAATCCTAGCCCAGGTAAAAATTTAAAGTGAACGAAGTATTGGATTTTCTTTTTTAATGGATCGCCGACAGCGAAGTTTCTTCTAATAGATAGAATCTTTGTAGAATACTCATCGACCGTTACAATATAAGGAAGTTTTATTCCAGTCATTTCCCCTTCGGGTCCTCGATCCTCAAAGCCTTCTAGGTCAAGGTTAACATGACATTCAAGTAATGTAAATACTTCAGGATCTCTTCCTCTAGTCAATCCTTCTAACTCATGTTCTTTTTTACTTAAGTCAGACTCAGGATCATAACCCGGTTTGATTTCTATATCTCTATAGAATCCTGCTACTTGTTGTTTACGTAAATCATTCTCACCCATTTTAACTAAGTGTACAATTGCTTCTGCATCTTCTAATGAAGTCGCTGCATAAGGAACTACTAAATCTTCAGCAGGTACAAACTTTGATACTGCTCTACCTAATAAATCATCATAGTAAACTTTTTTAAATGATGATCCTGCTAGTGGTAAATAAAATAACATCTGATCAAACTCTGGCTCATACTCTTCCATGACATCCATAATTTGATAATTCATAAAATCTTTTACTCTTTGTGATTGCTCTTCTTTTTCTTTAGAGGGAACACCTATAACTTGAGTTCTTACTGGTCCGTTAGCCGGGAGTAATTCTTTGTAAGCCAATGCTTGAAATTGAGTAACCGCTTCTGCAAGAACTGGGTGAGTAGCCCCACTTGCTCCTTGAAAGGGTTCTGTTCTTTGATCATATTTAAATCCTAATAGATCTAAACCTTGAGTATAGGTTCTTTCCCAATCTGCACGAGATTGTTTGTAGTCTCGATAATTTTGAGTTAACTCTGAGCCAAGAGGTTCTAAGACTTCCTCTGGTAATAACTCTGCTAAATTATCATAATGGTTTTCTGATTGTGCTTGGTTAAAAGCCCCTGGCTCAAAGTTAATTTCTACTCCACCGTCTTCGGTTGGATTAATTTCTGTTTGTCCCTGATCCGGGAGACTTTCTTGAATTTCTACAGTTTCTGATTCTGATACTTCTGGTCCATCAATTTCAATACTTTTTCTGACTTCGTTCGGAAGCGCTTTATCTATGGTAGCCATATATTACTCTCATTTATTTTTTAGCAGGTTTGACAAGTATAGTCTTATTTGGCTTAATATTCAAGCCTTGTGAATCAGGTCCTTTAACAGGTGGTATCTGATCCCATTTAACATTGGGCATGTTCTTAGTTAATGTAGGGTTTTTATATTTATCGGGGTGTTTAAATTCGTGAGCCATTAATAGTAATTCCTTTTTCTAATTGGTACAGGTTCATCTCTATAGTCTTCTGGATGAGAAATCAACCCACCTTGTCTAAATCTTAAGACAGCTTGTGTTGTACTATCTACAAGGTCATCATGATCGCCATGAGGAAACGCAGCACATTCTTCTATTACCTCTTGTGCAAACTCCTTGGCACACGGAGCATAAATCGTACCAGACTCAAACAGAGGGGCGACCGCATTTACACGACTGTGTTTGTCATTGCCTTTAGAGGGAGTAAAGTTGACTACTGGTATTCCCATCTGTCTGAGTTCATACGTTAGAGGAAGACCCGAAGCCTTCGCTTCCACCAACACTGTTTCAGGTTGCCAGTAATCATATTGTTCCTTGGCCCTACGTCTTAGTTCAGGGAACTCTAATCGTTCTTTAATGGCATCCAATAAAATTAAACTTTGAGGACTATCTTCAGTTTCTCTAAAAATTCCCCAAGTAGTAATAGCAGAATAATCGGCAGTTTCTTTTTTCATAAACGCTGTGTCATAACTTTGAATAACATGTTCTAAATTTGGAATATGATCCTTGTCCCAATCTTTCCACCATTCTCTTTTAATAATAGCACCTTCCTCAGAAGTAGGTTGCTGCATATATTGAGCATTCCATTTTGATAAACCTGCTGCAGATTTAGTTGCAAGTAAATCTTCTAACTTCCAATACTCTGGCCAAACAGGTTCTCCACTTGGCATGATTGCAGGAAACTCTACTACTTCCCATTGGTCAGCATTTTCTCCAGAAGATGATTTTAAAACTTGTGCTGTTAAATCTTTCGTAGACCATCTCGTCATTACGATTACAATTTTTCCACCAGGTTGAAGCCTTTGCCGTGGTCCACTGGTATACCATTCATAAGTCCTTTCGAATGCTGTTGGACTATAGGCATCTTGCTCAGAATGTGGATCGTCAATAATTAATAAATCAGCACCCCTTCCGGTTACTGCACCTTGGACACCGACAGCAAAGTATTCACCACCTTGGGAAGTTTCCCAACGACCTGCAGCTTTAGAATCTTCTTGGAGTCTTGTATTAAATAAATCTTTATATTCTTGACTATCCATCAAGTGTTTTGTTTTACGACCAAATCTTACAGCTAGTTCTGCTGTGTGAGTTGCTTGAATTATTTTTAATTTTGGATTGTTACCAATCATCCAAGCAGGTAAAAAGTAGGAAGCAAATTCAGATTTGGTATGACGGGGTGGCATGTTAATAATTAATCTGTTTGCAGTTCCAGCAAGTAATTTATTAAATTTTTCAGAAATGGTTTGGTGATGGGACCCCTCGATAAAATCAGGCCAAATATGTTTTACAAAAGTTAGAAAATCGTGTTTGATTTTAGTATCTTTTTTCTTTTTAATTGAATTTATAATATCAATTTTTAATTGCCTTCTTACTTTCGGATCTGTAATTTTATTTATTTTTTCTATATCAAGCATAATTTTTAATTATGGTACCAAAAAGTTTTATACACGATCTTATGTCTAAAACCAACTATAAAGGGTATACGTTAGGATCCCTATCCGTTAAGGGGTGATTGACTTTATGTTAATGTTCAAAATCCCAAATCGTTTAGGGTCCCCTTCTTAGGGTGGGACCCGCCCACATGCACTTAGAATGGTGCGACATCTTGTCGCACCACTAGATCTAGTGTATGCAATTACTGCATACAAGTAGAGGTTTATATCTCCGTCTCGACCTCGTTCTCGATATCACGCATCGTACCTTTAAGATGACGAGTAGCAAACTTTAGACGAGTCTCGTTGCTTGCCCATCTGCCCTCGATCTTTAGGCCCATGTGTCTTTCAAGAGGAGCCTTATAAGTTTCGGCTGACGTTTTCTTGTCGCCGTATAATCTGTCTAAGATTATTCTACGGATAATGATTTCACCAATCGTTCTTTCAGAGATTTCTGAAACTCCGATCATCATTAATAAATGACCAATGTCATCCGCTTCTTTTCTAATCGCCGGATCAGAAAAGTTTTTAGTCTCAGGGTTCCAAGACTTGTCGTTAACATAGTGTACTTCTAGTGGCATGTTTCCTCCATTGTTGTTGTTAATTTGTGCCATGCATCTTTATCGCACGGATGCATTTTTTATTATAGATACTTTATTGTCGCACCCTCAAATTAAATTAAGGCCCTGTTTCCAGGGCCTTAACCAACAACAACTCTGTTTACTTTAGCTTATTGCGCTCAAAGCTTTCAGTCAATTTTCTCTGTCTATTCTGGAACTCGATTGCTTCCTCGGTTCCCTTCCATCCCAGGTACGCTAAGACTCCAATGATAGTGAGACCCAGGACGTAACCGATGGCAACTAAGAACACAATATCGCCGGGCATTATAACCACTCCTTCCGCGCCGCAGATTTGATTAAAATCGCCGGTCCCATGATCACGTCGCTTGGACCAAAGAACTTAGTCCAAATC